GAGTCAGAAGCAATGCCAACTGCTCTAACGGTAGAGACAGGCTCAAGGTCTGCGACTGCCAATAGCTATATTACTGTTGCTAACTATAAGACATACCGAGATGATAGGTATGGTGTAGGCTCTAATCCAAGCAACGATCAAATAACTACTTATATCTTTAGAGCTATGAGCTACTTTGAGACTCTGCACTTTATTGGTATGAAAGCCACTGAAGAACAGGCTCTGCAATGGCCTAGAACGGGAATTGTTGTTAATGGTTACGGTAAGAATTCAGATGAGATACCTAAAGAAGTCTTATCTGCTTTGTATGAGCTTACATACGCTTACGAGGCTGGCAATGCGCCTGATGGCGCTATAGCTAGAGAAACTCAGACAGAGACTATAGGCAATATCTCGGTAACGTATAAAAATAGATCAGCAGATAGAGTATTAACCCCTGCTGTGACTAACGCATTACGCAAGCTAGTTAGAAGCGCTACATCTATAGTGAGGGTTTAATGGCTTTTAATTACGCACCTTTAGCATCTACAGCACGAAATCTAATAACTGATTTTGGTCAATCGGTGACGTTTAGTCGTATAGCAGAGACTTACAATATCACTTCTGCAACGAGTACAAGTGCATCAACCTATACGGCTGTTGTTGTTATTCTTGATGAGGCTAAGTCTGAGCAAGGTGATACTGCTACTATAGGGGTTGTTCATAATGCCCTAGCGTCATCTGATACGCAGATTGTTGTAGGTGATACGGCTACCATCAATAGCCAGAGCTTTAGGGTGGTGAGTGTAAAAGAAGTTAAACCTGCAACAACGGTGGTGGTGTATGAGCTTCAGCTTGCAAGCTAAAAAAGCTATTACAAATATTAAATCTGAGCAGAGTAAGGTTGTGAGAGGTACTTTGCTTGGTATATTTTCTCGCACTATTAAACGCACCCCCGTTGTCTCTGGGCGGCTTAGAAACAACTGGCACACTTCTATTGGTCAGGTCGATAGCGGCACTAGAGGCGAGAATAAGGCGGGTACAGATTCAGTTAGTAGTGCTAGTGATGGAATGAAAAGTTTTAAAATTGGCGATGCTGTTTATTTTTCTAACAACTTGCCTTACGCTGAGAGAATTGAAAACGGTGGCTTTGCAAAAGCACCTGCTGGAATGCTCAAGGTTAGTATTTCTGAGGTTACATTATGAGCAGTGTAGATTATGGCCTTATTACTGAAAGCACAACCTTAACGGTTGTAGCTGGCGCACAATCAGACACTTCTAAGATATTTAGAAATATCCGCATAGCGTTTGAATCTCAATTCAATACTGCTTGCAATACAGCTAGCATCACAAAGCGGGTATTTGAAAACGTCAATTTTGATTTAACTGAGTTGACTAAAACTGCATCAACAGCAGAATGGGCAAGGGGTACATTATTGCCAGCAGATACACAGGTTGCAACAACTGGCACTACTGGCACAGATTTGCATACTGGTATTTTTCAGATAGACTATTACTGTCAAGTTGGGGTGGGCGGTTATAGTGAAAAGTTAGACACCCTTGCTAATCAGTTTAGGCGCGGTACAAAAATCAGTGCTGGCGGCACAGAGGTTGTATTGCGTGACGTATCTTTGGGCGTGGGGCGTGTAGAAGATGCTTTTTATGTTCGTAATGTAGACGTATCTTATCATGCGGTAACACCCGCAAGGAGTTAAAGAAAATGGCAGTCGCAAGCGGTCAAAATGTCGTAATCGGCATGAAACAAGAGTCAACTTATGGAACGATTGAGTCGGGTACGGATTATGTAGTTGTACCTTTCAATTCAGTTAGCTTATCTTTAGCTAAGACTAATCATGAATCAGCAGTAATAACTGGCGATAGAAATTTGCAAGACCTTATCATGGGCGCTCATTCTGTATCTGGTGACATTACTTTTCACTTAGCGCACCAGCCAGCATATATTAATATGTTTGAGGGTTTGTTGGGTGATTCATCTGCAAGCAGTGGCGCATATGACGTAGGTAACGAAAGACTTTCTTACACTATTCAGCAAGCATTTGATACTGATTTAGCTGGCGGTAATGATAATCACCAATACTCAGGCTGTGAGTTTAACTCATTCAGTATGACAATACCTGCTGATGGTTTGATTGAGTGTTCGTTTAGTGTGATTGGTGCAACGATGGCTACCGCTACAGCATCAACTGATACTGACCCTGATAACGGTGGCGGTAACTATGTAGAAGCTAATAACCCATTTCATTCTTCAGATGTTACAATCACTGAAGGTGCGGCAAATAGCATTACTACTGACCTTAGCTTGACTATCGAAAATGGTATATCTACAACCAACAGAGTTGGCTCTAATATCCCACTTAAAGGCGGTATTGGTAAATGCAGAGTTAGCGGTTCTATGACCTGCCATTTTACATCTGATGCTTTATTGGCTAAGTTTATTGCTAATACGTCTAGCTCTTTGACTATTTCTATGGGTTCTGGAGCAACAGGGTTATCGTTTACAATGGCTAAAATTATTTACACAACTGGCGCGGTTGAAGTTACTGAAGGTTTATTGTCGGTTTCTTGCGATTTTGTGGCCGTTTCAAATAACGGAGCTTCTACAATCGTTATTGATACAGATTTATCATAAGACATAGCCTCACTGGGTGGGGCTTAATTATTCTCTAGGGGGGAATATGAAACTAACAGACTTATACACAGTTGATATACATGAACAGGGTTCAGAGTTACAGATAAAAGATGGCGAGGGCGAATTAACGCCATTATTTATCACCGTTAAAGGTGTAGATTCAGTCAGTTATAGAAACGAATTTAAGAAGCAAAAGGCGGCTTATCTTGATGCCTCTCAAACTGGCAAAGAGGTAGATACAGATAAGTTTGTTGTAAGTGCTTTAGTTGCGTGTACGGTTGGTTGGCGCGGCACTGATGAGAAATTTAGTAATAAGCTATGCAAAGAGCTATACGAAAAAGCGCCCTTTGTGAGAGAGCAAGTAGATACCTTTATGGTTGAGCGTAAAAATTTTACCAAAGCCAAACCGAAAAAATAATCGAGTTTGGCAAATGGATTTTTCACGCTAACGGCAGGGTAGAGGGTAGTAAGTCTACGAGGCTTGAACAGTGGAAAGCTATAGAAAGAATATCAGGCAGAACGCCAGCACAATTGCAAGATATGCCAACACTCGATAAACACCAAGTTGAAGTTTTTAATGTTTGGTCTAAAATCAGTCATGGCAAAGAATCAATATCATTGTTAGACGTTAAGGCATATATTGACGTTTATGATGACCCGCTAGATAAGTGGGAAATTGACGCAATACTAGGCTTAGATAAGGCGAGGCTTGAAGAATGGCAAACGAAGTAGCAAAGTTAATCTTTAAAGCTGAGACTAAAGAGCTAGTAAAGGCTGAAAAGATATTAGACAAACTTGGCGATTCTGCCAATGATGCCGCAAAAGATGTAGACCGCTTAGGTGATGAATCTAAGGCCGCAGGTCGCAAGGTAGACCGTTTAGGAAAAGAATCAAAGCAGACAGGTAAGCAAGTCGGCACTATGGGCAAAGCCGCTGGCTCTGCAAAAGGCAAGCTAGTTGGGTTAGCTGGTGCGCTTGTTGGTGTTGGCTCTGCTATGGCTTTTGGTAGTAAGTTTGTAAAAGTAAACGAAGAATTTGCGATTATGAATGCTATGTTGTTGAGTGCTACAGGCTCAGCAGAAGCGGCTAGTATTCAGTTTGAAAAAATAAAAGAATTTGCCGCAACTACACCTTTTGCTTTAGCTCAATCCGTAAACGGGTTTGTCATGCTGAAGAATCTAGGCTTAGACCCCTCTATGGAGTCAATGCGCTCGTTTGGTAATACAGCGGCCGCAATGGGTAGAGACTTACAGCAAATGATAGAGGCTGTCGCGGCCGCCTCTACTATGGAGTTTGAGCGTTTAAAGTTGTTTGGTATAAAGGCTAAACAGCAGACTGATACTGTTAGCTTTACATTTCAAGGCACTACTACAGTCGTAAAAAAAGAAGCTGACGCTATTGTTGGCTTTTTAAAGTCAATAGGTGAGGAAAAGTTTGGCACAGCGATGAGTCTGCAAGCCTCATCTTTTGCTGGCGCAATGAGCAATCTGAGCGATGGATTCGACAACTTATTTAGAGAAGCTGGTAAAGATGGCGCTTTAGATGAGATTACAGAAAATGTATTAGATATGACTGAGGGGTTGGGCGACCCTATGGTTCTAGCTGGTACTACGGCTTTGGCTGGTATGATGGCGAGTATTAGCGCTGTTCCTATAGGCACTTTAAGACTGCTTGGCACTTTAATGACTAGACCTAGTGAGGTTGGTGGTGTGCCTGACATATCTGGGGTTATGCAAAATATAACGCCCACTGAGGGCTTGCTTGTTGATATGGCAATCAAACCACCTACAGAGCCACTGACAGGAACAGATTTATTAACTTCTGGCGTAACCCCTCAGACACCACTAGCTGACCCTAGCGCTATTGGTGTTAAGGAGGCAGGAATATCACCTGCAGAACAGGCCGCTATAGATGAAAAAGAAAGGATTAAACAGCTAGAAGCTGATTTTCAGGCGTGGAAAGCTGACCAAGAGCTTACAGATTTAGACTTAAAAATAATGTCATATCAGGCGCAAGAACAAGCTCAGCAAGACCATTTTGATAGAATGCTAGAACAGCAGTTATTAGTATCAGATCAGCGTAAACTGCTAGATGAGACAACGAATTTAGCTTTAATATCTGGCAAAGCAAGCACAAATGAAACCCTAGAAAAGTTAATGAGTAAAGATTTAAAAATTACAGACTTAACAGAAAAGCAAAAAAAGAAACTTTTAGTTGGTACTGCTGGGCAAATGCTTAGCTTTTTTGCTGGCAATAGTAAAAAGATGTTTAAGATACAAAAAGCGGCTGGTATTGCTAATGCGATAGTTTCAGTTGGCAGAGGGGTAAGCAAAGCAATGGAGCTATCGTACCCAGCAAACTTAGCGGCGGCGGCAAATGTAGCGGCTAAAGGCGCAAGTGAAGTTGCAAAAATAAAATCTGTTGAGCTTGGTGCTGGAGGTTCATCATCATCAAGTGTTGGTGGAGGTGGCAGTGTTCCTGCTGGATCTGTTGCAGACACTATGGCAATACAGCCAGCTATTGATGAGCCAGTTGTTCAAGCCCCTCAAGCTATTAACGTGACAGTAGACGGCTCTATTGACCCAACAGGCGCAAGACGTATCATAGAGGCAATAAACGAAGCCACTGAAGATGGCTTAGAAATTAACGCATTGGTAGGTACATAATGGGCGCAATCTTAGCAGAGAATGAGTTACATCACGCATATTGGCGGTCTGCCTCTAAGCCTGTTATCACAACTGTTTCTGGTGGTGAAAAGTCAGGCTTTGAGTTTGTTAATATGTTTGATAACAATGCTCATACATCTTTTAAAAACAACACAAATACACAGAGTGTTATTACTTTTGATTTTGGTTCAGCTAAAAATTTTAATGGATTTGCTATTTATGGGCATAATTTAACAACATCGCAAGCAATCAAAATAGAATATAGTTCAGATAATTCCTCCTATACCACCTTTACTGATTCTGCTGTATATCCAGCGAATGGGGAAATCTCACCACCTAATAACAATGGCGAGGCATTTTGCGTTTATTTAAAGGGATCAACAAATATAGGTAGATACTGGAAAATTACTACTATAGGTTGGGACACAAGCACCTTTATAACAACATTGGCTCTAGGTAGTTTTGTAGATAACGTCAACATATCCGCACCATACACGATGCCTAGTTTCACACCACAAGAAGTATCTATTAAAAGAAATAATCAAGGTAACTTATTAAGCTCTGATGTCAGGAAGATACCGCAAAAGTTAAATATAAAGCTAACCACACTGCAAGAGTCAGACCTTGATGCCATTCAAACTAACATTACAAATACAACAATAAATGGACTAACTGCTAATTACTCCTTTGTTGATTATCTCGGACACTTTGTCTCAAGGTTTCCATTCTTTGTTTTACACGATGACGGTGGTGATGGGAGTAATGCAGAAAAGCTAGCTGACAGGAATAAGATTTACTTTTGCACCATTGATAAATCATTAAAACAACCTGCCTTTGCCTCACCTACTACTCTTAACTGGAGTATCAATGCTATAGGTTATATATCGTGAGCAAGTTGTGGTCGCCTTACAATCTCTATAACAATATTATAGGTTGGTGGGATAGTAGAGATTTATTCGCTAATAATGGTCTGTCTTATCCCATAGGCTCTGGCACTAATGATGATGTTAATTTAGCAAAAACAGATGTTATAAAAGATAAATCAATTTCTCGGTCTGATTTTACTGGTGAATCAAACGCTCTTTGGGATACGCTTTATTATCAAATAAATGATGTTACTGTCACTAATGGTGGTACTGCTGGAGCTTATGGCGGTGTGGCAACTGGGTTTCTTGCAAATATTGATACTACACATATAAACCAACAGGCATTTAATGGGGATTTAGTAGGCGGTAATTGGTTAGCCCCAAGAAACCGTAGTTTTAGCCCAGTTGGAGGTTTTATTAATGCTAATTATTCTAATGATGCTATTACAAGTGTCACTAGCGCGACTAGAAGCCGCAACTGGCATATTGGTGATACATTTTATGCAGACTTAGGAACTGGCACATCAAACAATGTAATATTGACTGTTTCAAGTGTTAGGGAATATGGCGGTTTGATTGGTACTGCGACTGGAACATTTTCCACAGCCGCTAGGTCTGGTTTTCCAAGCAATTTTAGATTATTTGTGATGTGCGTTTTAACTGATGATGGCGGCATATCTGACCTTGATGAGGCTTTTTTAGAGTTTGTTGATCAAGACGGCTCTAATCATATTGAGTTAATTTATGAAGTACAAGCTGGATCTTTAGGAAAATACACCGCAAAAACTGCAATGAAAGTTAAGTATAAAGATTCAGGCGGAACAGACAGAGAAAGCTCTGGAGATTCAACAGTCACCCCAAATCAGCACACTTTATTTGAGTTTGAATTTAACTCTACTAGCTCTTTTGTTTCTGAGTTCTTAAACGGCACTGCGACAGATTCAACTGCAACCACTACAGCCATACAATTTCCTACAAATTATAAAATTAAGATGGGGAATGGTACAAGGTTTGAATTTTTTGAAATGATAATGATTGATGAAGATGTAAGGCATTTAACCCTTGCAGAACGACAGTTGTATCACGGGTATTTTGCACATAAATATGACGATACTGGGCTTGTTTTAGTTGATGGCCACCCCTACAAGACAGTAGCACCAGCGGCTGATGGTTATTTATATGGTGGGGCGCATAAATTAAACCCTAGAGAGCCATTGCAGATGGTCAAGATGTATCTTGATGAGTGCGATAATGTATTTGGGGTAGTTTCTGGCTTATCAAATTGCAACGCTACGCCAAGCACAGGCAATGAGTGCTATAACACTAAACATACTTGTTTAAATTTAAGCAAATACAGAGTAAATACTAACGGAAAAAAAGAGTTAACATTCTCTCAAGAGGTTGGAAATAACCTTGCTGGATTTGAGCCAACCGCTCACCCTGCTCTAATCTCTGTTACATCTGCGCCAAGTGAAATACAGCCAACTAAGGGCGTTTCTGTTAGGTCAAACATTACTATTAAACTAAGAGATTTTATCTCTGATGACAAAGGCATTGACCCCTACTTTTCTACTCGCAGTATTATTGCTTTGGAAAACGGAACATTCTTTCAGAAGTTATTAGCTAGAAACCCACATTACTACGGTAGGCCAATAGAAATTTATGACGGCTTTTTTGATTATGATGGTACTCCGCAGGTACACGATGGCAAAAGAGAATACATCATTGAGAGCATTCATTTAGACAATGATATTTGCACAATAAAATGCAAAGATCCTATGTCCCTTGCTGATGATTTAAAATCAAAAGTGCCAGTCCCTAGTGATTTTTCATTTAAGATTGATGTAACTACTGGCACAAAAAACAATGAAGTTTTGACTATTGACGATGCAGACGCTACAGCAGAACAACTGCAAGCCGAGTTTGGTACTAGCGGGTTTGTCAGGGTCAACGAAGAAATAATGGGTTATACAAGGTCTGCTGGCGATGCAAGTATGGACTTTCACGAAAGCTCAAGGGGTGATTGGGGTACAACAGAAGCCTCTCATAGTGCGGGTGATACAGTCCAAAAATGCCTAGC